CGCATTAATAATAGCGTTCTGAATAAAGAGAATATAGGGGAAGTCAAGATAAAAAGGAGACATTCCCGCCGTCCAGGAAAAAGTGCCAATTCGATAATTTCTTTCAAGTATTTCCGTAGGGGTTTGCGTCGGATATGGGTTCGCCAACGCATCGTGGTGGAACGTAAACGGACTCTCACGCGTGGTGATTTCCGCTTCAGCTTCACGAAATTGAGTAAGTTGGTCCTGATGGGTTGGACCAGCTTCTTGAGTTTCCAACAATGTCTTGGAAGGGACTGAGTGGGTTGTTGATTGTGCAATCCAATTAACCTAAATGCTCAGACGGATTATTCATGAGCCCAGGAGATGGTTTTCCAAAAGAGATAGCAATACTAATATAGGACCAAAAACCTACATAAGCAAGATCTTTTCTCACATGGAGGCAGTTTTAACGTCATGCCCGGGACATGGCCTACTATGCACTTGAAAGGCCTTTAAGATAATTGGAATTAAGCTCTGCCCAAGTGGAATCAAAAACTTTCTTGGGATCCTTTGCTTGGATAAATTCATTTAGGATGTTTTTATGGTGATTAAATTCTTGCTCACCCCAAAAGAACCACTCAACCAATGCCACACGACAATTGAGAATTGTTTGATCATCATTTGAATTAACATGGTTTTCCTTGACCCACTGAACCATGCCCCTCAACGTTTTCTTTTCAAGAGCAGGATACACAATACCATTCTCCATACGGAAGTGCCTCTTGAGATACGAAATCTCATCCCACTTTGAAAACTTGGAAATATTGTTTGACTTGTCTAAGGCTGTAACATGCCAATTAAACAATTCAAGAAGAACTTTTGCAAGACGCTCACCATTCCACCAATGGGTAACGTCATCATGAAACACGTTGAGTTTATCATCACCAAACACTGCCAAGGAACAATAATCATCAAACATTGCCACAAGCTGCTCTGGAGCCAAAACAGCCCATAGAGCGCGATGAATGATAGAGTTCAACAATGAATTAAGGAATGATGTTAGCCAAGCCCCTGAAGGCATGCCAATATAAAGATAAACACACCATCCCAAAATAACCCAACATGAAAGAGTTGAAAGAACAACATAGTGAATGAGCTTCCACCAAAGAGAATTTTTCGGAGCTCGAACCCACTTTTGCATGTGCTCAACAATCTTTTCCCACACAATGGTATACCATGACTGGTCATAATTTCGAATATCATCAGCACTAGGGCGACCTCGCTTTCCAAAACGACGAAGTTTGCGCCACAAAACCTGCCACTGTATACCAGTTGGGTTGATTCCAACAGAAATGTCGGAATCAGAAACGTTGTCCTCTACTGCCATAACAAATGTACCCAAAGCCATTCGAGAGACAACAACATGAACTTTCTCTGAATTAAAGAAAAGGCGAGTTTCACCTTTTTCAACACGCGCAACAGAACGAAGTTCATCTTTTAAACACCCCGTACACACTAAGGGTATATATTCGCCCGCTTCAACCGTTGCTAATCTCAAATCAATAGCGGCGCGAAACTCTGGATGAATAAAACCTTTTTCCTTATCCCACAAATAATGCTC